CGACCGACCGACCGGCGACCGACCGACCGACCGGCGACCGACCGACCGACCGACCGACCGGCGACCGACCGACCGACCGGCGACCGACCGACGACCGACCGACCGACCGACGACCGACCGACCGACGACCGACCGACCGACGACCGGCGACCGACCGACCGGATCAGTTGGATCAGTTGGATCAGTTGGATCACGTTAACCGTTCATTAAATTATTTGTAATAAACTTTAAAAATCGACATAAAAGGAGTTGACACAATGTTAAAAGATTTTATTGTAGACCTATTCGAGATTGCCTGCTTAGGCGCTTTCGTAACAGCTATCATTCTTTGGGGGTTATAATGTACGAACTAACCGAAATTATCGATCATCGCGCGCGCTCGTTCGGGCTGTATGCGTCGCACGCATTCGCACTCGAAGCAATCAACGCGCACGCGGGCAAGATCCTGATCGCGGAATGCGATTATAGCACGCCGGAATGTTTGGACGTGATGACGCAGTCAATGCGTCAATTTACGATTGAACCAATTAAGGGGGAGTAACATGACAATTGAAATGCGGATAGCAGCAATCGAGCGTGAGATTTACTGGAATGATCAAGTATCGCGAAAAACGAAAAACAAAACGCAACGCAACCGATGCATTGACCGGATAGAGAAGTTTCACGAGGAACTATGGGCGCTTAAATGTGAGCGAAACGAAACGGATATTGACCGGGGTTTAATGGAACAGGCGCGCTGGTATGACACAAGCGCCGGCTAGTTTGCAGCCCGGCAGTGCGCCTGCCGGGTCACAAACTAGCCGATAGGCGGCTAGTGTTATCAAGAGGGGTCTACCATGTACAATATCAATGCACGTTTACTTAAGGCGGTTGCGGTTGCAATGTCGAAAGAGGAAACACGCTATTACTTATGCGGTGTTTCATTTACCGTTAAAGACAATTGGGTAGTGCTGCGCGCAACGGACGGTCACCGGCTGATACTCGCCCGGCAGCCCTGCGCTGGCAACGATTGCGACGTGATCATCCCGCGTACGCTGATTGACAAGATTAAGCTCGCCCGGAAGGCGGCGCCTGAATTGACCGTTACAATTACCGGCGGCATGGTATTGCTGGCATATGCCGGCGAGACATTCGGTGGCGCTTTAGTTGACGGGGCATTCCCGAACACTGCGCGGATTGTGCAAGGCGTCAAATCCGATATCGGCGAAGTAGCGCAATTCAACCCGGATTATATTGTCGACTTCAAAAGAGCGGCTGAGATCATGCAGGACGGTTCACCGGATCCGGTTGTCTATCACAATGGCAACAGCCCGGCGCTGGTGCGCATTGGATCACAAGAAGACATATTCGGCGTCGTCATGCCGTACCGTATCGGGCAGGATTTAAAATCAGCGCCTAGCATTGCCTGGGCTTGTTAGTAGGGGGCTATCATGGGACGTTATGACAAGGTTGACTATTACGTTGCCTGCATATTGGACGATGAATTGCACGACGATACCGCCGAAGACAATCTAGCGGACGCCGAGATGGTTTACGAGTACTGGTGCAAAGAACACCCGACGGCATGGGTGTTCATCAAACAACGGGACACAGGAAGGGTTATGAATGAACGACTTGCAACAGCACTATAAAGCGGTCAGGGCGAGGCTATGGGCGGGCGCTATACCTAGCGTTCCGCCACCGCCACCGCCACCGCCATTATCAATATCCATGCGCGAGCAATTCCGCGAAGCGCATGAACTGTTGAAGGTCGCAGGCGTTGCAGGCGTGCCGCGATGGAAGTTGATCCTGCGCGAGGTGTGCGCCTTGCACGGCGTTACATTGGATCAGTTGACCAGCCACAACCGTAGCAAAAAATTTATCGATGCGCGGATGTTGGCCTACTATCGGCTACATAAAGAACTTGGCCTGTCGCTGCCCCAGATCGGGCGTTACATAGGTGATCGGGATCACTCAACCGTTTATTATGGGATTAAACGTTATGAACTTAATTTACGACGGGGATGACTGTTTCATTGTTGCGGACGAGCAAGACAACCGCCTTGGTTGGATCAGCCTCAACAGATGGAAGGGCCAATGGCGTGCAAGCACGCACGATGGTCAAATTACTTATCACAACACGTCAACAGTAGCCGCACAGGCGGTGTTAGAAAGAGGATCAAATGCTAAACGAACGCGAGAAGACCCACGGGCAGTATGCGACGACAGCCGCGATGAGCCAGAAGATCAAACTGGTTATGATGCTGTCCAAGAACTGGAATCGGCTTACAGAGCCGCAAGCCGAGGCGATTGAGATGATCGCCGCGAAGCTGGCGCGGATCCTGAGCGGTGACCCGAACTTTCGCGACCATTGGGACGATATCGCCGGATACGCTCAACTGGCGAGCCTAGCCGCGCCGTCACCGATGGATGCGGTCGAGCGGGATATAGCCGCGATTGTGGCAGAACTGCCGCCAACCGAGCCAATGCCGGATGTTGTAACGCGTAAAAAGATATGGGCGAAGAATGACTGAGCGCATCATGTACTGCCTAGCCGGCATCGTCTTCTGCACAGCTATTGCGATAGCGTGGCCCCGATGATAGTCGCAATATTATCTTTAGCACTTGTCGGCATCATAGGAGCCGTGCTAGACATTTAAGCGTTCCTCCCAGAACGCCTTAGCGCCCGTCGGATGACCCCCCGACGGGCGCTTCTTATTTATACGACGGTAAACTTGGCCTGCGGCTTAGGCTCTATGAAGTCCCGCAGATCGGATTTAGACCAATCGGTGTATTCAGGCGCGCAGAATATGTGTTTCTTCGTGCCGTGCTTCGCGGACGCCAAGCGGCCCTTGTCAATCCACTTAGCCTCTTTGAGCGCGTGCAGCAACGCGGACTGCGGGATTTTCATGCCGTTAGGTGCTGATACCGATAGCGTGTCGCACAGCGCGTGGAACGGCCCACCGATGACGCCGTTCGTAAATGAGCCTTCGCGGTTGACGATCATGCGCATCAGATAGCTTTCCAAGAGGCTCATGCCGCTCTCGACCAAGTTGATCTTGAAGTCCGTCATGAACGGGGTAGCCGCCGGGTTGAACGCCGAGACGTCGCGGGTCTGCAACATATGCGCGACAGCCGCGAAGCCGCCATCTTGGAAATACTTCCAGAGCCGCGTCGCGTCGTCCTCGTTCATGCGAGGCGCGTGCGACCAAACGCAGAACCACCGACGATCCTGCGAAGGCAAACTGATAGGGACTGGATCATTCGAGAACGCCAAGACGAACATCCTGTTCAGCATCATGTATGGATGCAAACCCTTGCGGTTGATCGGCAACATCTCAGGCGGCGCGGCTATCAAAGGCTTCAGTTTGTTCGCCAGTGCTCGGCGCTCTTTAGCGTCTGCTTCCTTCAGCTCGTTGATGATCAGCACTTCGCTCTCAAGATGGTAACCCCACGCGGACGAGATGCTATCATTGTCAACCAAGCCCCTATTCTTCAGACCTGGCCCACAGATGGCCCAGATGAACGGCGCCCACATTGTGTCCTTGCCGCAGCCTTCATCACCGCCATGCAACACGGCGTGGTTGATCTTGATGCTAGGGTTCTGCACTTTGAACGCCATCATGTCGAGGATGTGCTGACGCTCACGCTCGTCGGGGATCAGCAACGCTACATGGTCCAGCCAAGGCTGCGCGTCGCCTGACGCACCCTGCGGACGTGCATCGCGCCACCGATTGCCGTAAACGTCACCATCACGCGCTACCAAGACGCTCTCGCCTGCGGCGTAGGTAATGCCGACCAACACTCTGGCTTCCATCGCCTGACGGTTCTCGTCAAAGCAGACGGACGCCTCAATGCGCCGCCCGTTGTGGATCGACTTACAGGTGATGTGCCGGAACAGCGCGTTAAATGTTGACCGCGAGATTTCGCGCCGGTCTTGCAGATCGAAGAACGCCTCGTCCTCTTGGATGTAGGCAAACCGTTTGTACCAGTCTGCCTTCTCGACGCGGCCGAGTTCCTTGCGCTCTATCTCGGCGATGACCTCGGCAGCGGCGTCTGGAAACGCCGCAGTCGGCGACAGTTTGGACAGCGCCTCGTTCATCGCCTTGGCAATGAGTTCCTCGCGCAGACCATGCTCGTGCTTAGGCCCGCCCTCTTCCGCTACCCAGCACAGGAAGCGGCGTGAAGTCCAGTCGCCGCAGTGACCGTGGAAACAGGTATAAGCGCGGTTCAGCGGGTGGTAGCGGCCCATTGCATTGCCGTCGCTATGCTCTGCCGCGTTAGGGCAGACGACGCCGAACCAACCCTCGGCGTTGCCGTTCTCAATTACTTCGCCTCGGTCGTACATCCACTTCAGCACGTCGTCCTGACCGTTATCGTCAAGCGTCAACTTGCGTCGGGTGCTTGTGTCAGGGTCGTGCGGGGTAACGCCAAGAGCGTCGCAGATTTCCTTCAGGGT